CACTGCGGAAATCCATCCCACTCGCCCGTTTCGACAACAGTCAAATCAGTGAAGCCATCGCTCGGTAGAGAAAGGTCGTCAAGTCGTTCAGCAACACATTCATTGACTAGATCATAATCATCACTGCCGACCATGCCGTTCAATATTTGAGTGATAAAAAGTGAGTACTCGCCTTTCTTCGGATCGCAACCGCCCTCGGTAAAGATTGAAACCACAAAGCGGTTTTTATCATTCTCGTTGGTGCTCATGACTGCCTCTCAGCTGCATCTACAGCTGGACCAAGCTCTGCAAGAATGTCATTCACTGGACGGCACCCGCCGATATCTTCTTCAGCAGCATCAACTGCACTGCAAAGCTCGGAGGCGAGTCCGAGCACGAGCAGCAAGGATTCGCGCCCCGCATCAAACGCGTAATTCATGTGATCGCAGATATCTTCTGTTAGTTCCTTGTCCGCGAAGCTCTGGCCGATCTCTGTTTCGTCATCTCCATGACCACTAACAACAGTCCAGTACGTGCCACGATTGCAGTGCTCACACTCACTACCATTGTCAATTTTCTCAACGCGATAATTACTCACTTGCTCAACTCCAATTTCGCGCGGTGATAGGCACAGCGCCCCGTGTTTTTATCATTGGGCACAGTGCCCGCGGTGCAGTCGATGCAGCCATAATCGATGCGCATCTCGAGCTGCATATTTTTTGTCCCAATCTGTTCCATAACTTTTTCTGCAAAAATCATCATGGGCGCTCCAACTTAGATACGTGATCCTGCGCTTGTGTCGGTGAGTCCACCGCGATCATTGCGCGTAGCAGTTGCAACGCAGATTGTTGTAGCCATTCTGTAGTTGGTTTGAGAGCGGCCCCAGCAGCGGCCCCAGCAGCGGCCCCAGCAGCGGCCCCAGCAGCGGCCCAAGCAGCGGCCCAAGCAGCGGCCCAAGCAGCGACCCCAGCAGCGGCCCCAGCAGCGTCCCCAGCAGCGGCCCAAGCAGCGGCCCCAGCAGCGGCCCCAGCAGCGGCCCAAGCAGCGGCCCAAGCAGCGGCCCCAGCAGCGGCCCCAGCAGCGGCCCAAGCAGCGGCCCAAGCAGCGGTTGTGTCTTTTTGTGCCAGACGCACCTTCTCACCTGCGGCCACAGCGCCGGCCATATCTGCAATCTCATCGAGCGCGCGAAGTTCTTTGGCGCGTGCATGCAACGATGGAACGAGATCAAGCCACTTCGGTGTATGCACGCGAATCAGCCAATCAAGTGCGAGATATGAGCGCCTCTCTTCTACCGCCGCAGTGGAGCGCGTGCCGATGAGATCAGCAATGACTGGCTTTAGTAGTCGGTCGCGTGATTCATTGTCTAGAAGACCATCATTCCAACTACGACAGAAGCTTGCGATCACTGGTGATACGCATGCCGGGTTATCGCTCCATGGCTCACCGGCGACATACCCAACGGCCTCCATCACGCAGGCTTCACGCTGCTTTTCTTCGTGTGAACCTTTGTACAGCGTCCACTGCATCACTTCTGCCAATCGTGCTGATATCGCCATTTCTAATCGCTCCCGTGGTGGCTGCCGATCTATTGCTGATTCGAATTCATGGCGAGTGTTTCGCCACAGAAGCGGCAATAAGCTTTTCGTCGATCAAGTCGATTATTTGAACTGGTACTGAGCCATTTTTTTGAGATCGAAAACGCGTGGTGCTGGCGAGATGAGCATAGACCAAGCCCTCGCGTCGCACGCCCAGACCTAGCACTCGCCAGGTGTCGCCATCGAGTTCGATTGTCTTGGTCTGCACTGTCATCTCCCGATGGTTGCCGTTCTGCTGTGGGATGTAAATTAGCGCAACTCATTGCACAATGCAATAGCTTGCAATGAAATATATTTAGGCGCATAGTTCAATCATGCGAACACTGTCACAGCTTGAGCGAATAATCGTTCACATCGAACGCTACGGCATCTCGGAGATGCACCGGCGCACAAAAATATCGTTGCGTACTCTGGCATACCTCAAAAAAGGCGAGTACAAACCGTCTTACGAGACGCTCGAAAAGCTCCTCAAAGACATGCGTAAGCCGTAGCCGTATTAGGGTTAACTGCCATGACAGCAATCAATACACGTTTGGGTAGGTGTAATTTCCCCTGTAACGTCCTACGCGCTGCGTTTGTTCTAGTTCCCTTAATTGTGGCTATGGCAAACGCTCAAACGGTTACGGCCTACATCGACATCAAAGTCGTGTCGCTACCGACGGAAGGCGTGAATCCCGATGGCACGACGGTGCCGCTGGGTGCGATTGCGTGCCTGAATCTCGAGCGCGGCTTAAAGGATGACGGCTCGGACATGGGCTTTTATGCGCCGCTGCAGTCGTGTCCGCCGAAAGGTGTGCCGGGTGTCGTCAGAGACACCACGGTGAAGCCTGGCGAGCGCTGGTGTTACCGGGCCTATGTGGTGACGGCTACCAATGGCACGCCCTCCAATATCGTCTGCAAGCCTGCAATCACGATTGTGGTCAAAGCCAAAGCGCCGGTCCTGCTGTGATGAGTACCGAGGCGGAACGCGCATTACTGATCCAGCATGCCGAGAATGCCCTCAATGTGCCGTCGTGCTGGTCATGCGCTTTTATTGCGGTGGTCCTGACGCTGACGGCGGTCGGGCTCGCCTTTGTCGGCGTGCAGTGGTGGATATCGTGATTTATCTTTATGCCTACCTGTTTGAGCCGAGCGCGAAATGATCGCAGCGCTCTTCATCCAACGCGGTGGGGTGTACTCAAATCTCCATGGCGTCGATGCCTGGGACGAATCTCGAGACGCTCGCAAGTATGCTGGACCCTATCCAGTCATCGCACATCCGCCATGCTCCCGCTGGTGCCAGCTCGCCCATATCAATCAAAAGCGCTACGGCCACGTCGTGGGCAGCGATGGCGGATGTTTCGCGCATGCCCTCGATTGCGTGCGCCGCTTCGGTGGAGTGTTAGAACACCCGGCCTTTTCATATGCATGGCATGCATTTCATCTCCAGCGCCCACGTCGCGGCTCCTGGCAGTACACAGCAGAGGGAGCTTGGGTCACTGAGGTATCCCAAGGCCGCTACGGCCACCGCGCTCGTAAGCGCACCTGGCTCTATTACGTGGGAGCTTTCCCGCCCGCGCTCGATTGGACCGAGGTCACGCCATCGGCGCAAATCTCGTGGTGCAAGAATCACGGTAATTCGCCATTGCCGCGGCTCTCGAAAAAAGAAGCAGCGGCGACGCCAGTTCCATTTCGCAATTTACTAATTGGGCTCGCTTCAAACACGGCGCTCAAGGTGGCTGCATGAGACGCACTATCTACCGCTGCCAGTACCGCCTTGAAAGCGGCCCGGGCGTGGGGCAGCTATGCAAGAAAGAAGTCTACCAAGCTTTGTACAACGCGCCTGACAGCTCGCGCTATTGCGTAGAGCACACCCTCAAGCTCGATGAGGAAGCGCGCAAACAGCTCCTGCGGAGCTTGTCCGCATAATGAAAGCTCCTGTGGTCATCGGCAACGCCACGCTCTATCACGGGGATTGCATCGAGATATTGCCGACCTTACCCAAGGTCGATGCGGTCGTAACTGATCCACCGTATGGCATCGGTGAATCATCGAAGAATCACCAGAGCCGTAACCGAGTTATCGGCGGCAAGCCGATTATTTCGACTGATTACGGTCACTCGGATTGGGATGATAGGCCGGCGAGCTTAGAGCAAATCAGTTCGACTATAGCGGCCGCTAAGTTCGCCACGATCTGGGGTGGCAACTATTTTGGTCTACCAGCCGCCTCAAAATGGCTCGTATGGGACAAGGAAAATAGCGGCGATTTTGCCGACTGTGAACTTGCATGGACGAACCTTCCTGGTACTCTCTGCGCGGGCCGCGCCCTCTCTTGCACAGCTCTGCCCCTCCCGACCACAGCCGGCAGATCGTTATCTGCGCGGCTCGAGCTCACACGATGAGCTATACGCCACTTTTCGATTCTCTCACCAAGGGCACGTTGTGCGGCCGATGGCCCGATATTGGCTTGTGGCCGATCGTGCTCTCGCTTGCCGATCGACATGGTGTTGTAGATGCGCACCCAGCTTTTATTTCTGGCATCACTGGATTGCCGGTAGATGACGTAGCGGCATGCATGAAGAGGTTTTGCGAGCCGGACCCTCTGAGTCGTTCGGAGGCATGCGCTGGTGCGAGACTCGTGTTGTTGGATACCCATCGTGATTGGGGGTGGCGGGTGGTCAACCATGCCTCTTATCGAGAGCGGGCAAGGTTGCTGTCGCAGAACGCCACCCAAGTCGCTGACGGTAGAAATGCCAAGAAAGTTAAGAGGTACAAAGAGAGACACCGCAGGACACCCGCAGGACACCCGGAGACACCCACTAACACCCTCTCAGACTTAGACTTAAACTCAGACAAGAATAAGAAGGCGGTTACACCGCCGTTGGTCGATGGTTTAGACCCGGAAGCCTGGCAGCGTTGGGAGACCTATCGACGATCCATTGAGAAACCAATCAAGCCTCAGTCGATGGAGGCCGCACAGCGCAAGCTGGTCGGATTTGGCACTACGCAAATGGCCGTCGTGGAAAACTCAATCGCTGAGGGATATACGGGCTTGTTCCCTGCGAAAACCTCCGGGAACGGCCACCTACGCCACGACCCCTACCGAGGTGCAATGTGAACCTCCCGTACAACCTCGAACGCTTGAATTTATTCCGCCGCAACGGTCAGGTACCGAAGTTCGCGGTGTTCGTGACCAATCACTGGCGCCTGGTCGAGACGATGAACGAGATTGGCGCGATGGCGATACACGTTCGCCCCGAAGATGCCAGCCTCGATTGGAGCTCGATGGGGGGGGTGGATGTGATTTTGGATGTCCCTGACACAGATCGTTGGACGCCGCTCATGATTGCGATTCGAGATGCAAAGCCCAGGCGCTTTCGCGTATTTGCAGATGGCGTGTTGGGCACGCTGTGGTACGGCCACGCATGAACGCCGTAACGCCGATTTTGCTGCGTGAATCGACCATCGAGTGGGACCGTTATCTGCTCAGCGATGAGGATGTTTCGCGCTTCGTGTCGCCCAACACTCTGGTGCAAAAAATCAGCGATATCGCACACGGCCGCGGTGCGCTCGAAGGCTGTTCTTTGCCGTGGGGTGGCTTGAACGATCTAGTGCGGTTGAAGCCTGGGAAGCTAAGCTTATGGGCGGGAATCAATTTCCACGGCAAGACGGCGATGCTGAAGCAAATGGCGCTGCATCTCGCACGCAGCGGTCACAAGGTTTGCATTGCGAGCCTTGAGGAAAGCGTTGAGGAAACTATGCACGACCTGGTGCAACAGGCGCTTCCGCACACCGACATTCGCGAGAGTGATGAGTGGATCGACATCGTTTGCAATTGGGCACATGGAAAACTGTGGCTCTACAACCAGACGCGAATGATAGACCCCAATCGTGCGCTTGCCTTGATCGCCTATGCAGCACAGGAAAAAGGCTGCACACATTTCATTCTCGATTCGCTGATGCGCACAGGCTTGCCGCAGGACGACTACGAAGGCCAGCGCGTGTTTATCAATCGCCTGTCGAACTACGCACGCCAGCTCGGCATTCACATCCATCTCGTGCATCACATCGTGAAGGTCGATGAATCGAACGTGCCGGGACGCGAAAGCATTCGTGGAGGGGGCGCAATCCAAGATCAGTTCGACCATATCTTCATTGTGTGGCGCGATGTGAACGAAGAAAAAGATTGCGATGCGCCCGATGGAATGCTGGTCATCGCAAAGAATCGCGGTATCCGCCCGGCTAACTACATCGGCAAGGTGAAAATGTGGGTGCACAAAAGTGGCCAGTTCATGCGAGCCAAGACACACGCGCCAATGGAGTTCATTTCCCTGAACCGCTCCCCGATCACATCTGGATTTGGCATGGATTCGAGGAATTAGAGATGGTGATGAAATACAATCTAGACATATTCGCACCGAGCACGCTGGCTCGCGTACTTACCTGGCGCGAGCGTCAAAAATCATGACACTCGCTTATTGTGAGGCGCATCGGAATCAGCAGACGGTCGCGGCCTTTAAAAACGCTTGGAACAATCAGACAGCAGGAGAATGACTATGGAAACAGTGGATTCGACAAGTGATCAACGTACGGTCAACAACACTATGCGTCATGCATATCGTGTTCTTGGCGATGAAGAGAAGGCTGCGATGCAAAAGATCAAGGATCTTGGCCTTGAACTGCATACGTATTTCGAAGGCATGGGTACTAGCCGCGAATTGTCTTTGGCGAAAACCAAAGTCGAAGAAGCGGTAATGTGGGCAGTTAAGCATTTAACGAGGTGAGTCATGGACCCCGGCACAGGAAAGATTCATTTCGTCGACGATGAGCCTGCCGCAAAGAAGGCCGCAAAGAAGCGCGGGCTAGTGCCGATCATGCGCGACCTCACTGCGAAAGAGCATATGGAAATGCAGATCCAGCTCTATTCGCCATGTGGCTGCGGTAGCGGCAAGAAGTTCAAATTCTGCTGCAAGACGTAACAGCATGAGTATCGCCCATAAGCAGACGGTCGCGGCGTTCAAGGAAGCGTGGCAATGAAAATGCCCGGCCTCAATATCGATCGCATCCACACGCTGCGACGGACGCGCCCGCTCAAAGCGCTGATCCCGACCGAGCATCAGGATCAAGTGGCCCTATTCGCCTGGCTACGGGCGCGCTACGGCGACTCGCCGCTGTATTGGGCTACTCCCAATGCTGCCAAGCGTAGCCCACGCCTAGCGGCCCATATGAAGGCTGAGGGCATGCGTGCTGGTACCCCGGACCTCGCCATCATGGTTCCACGTGGAACCTATCACGGCTGTTTCCTGGAGCTCAAACGCCGGGGCAGCACCAAAAGCGCAGTGCTCACCTCGCAAAGTAAAGCGCTCGCGGCCTTAAGTGATATAGGCTATTACGCTACATGGGCGGCTGGGTTCGATGAGGCACAGCGAGTGATTGCGGCGTATCTGCAGGACTGGCACGCATGAGTTCTTTCAAAAAAGGCCAGAAGGAACGCATTAAGCAACAACTGTTTGTCGAACAGTTCGGACTGTGTTGGCTATGCGACTTTCCAATGCGCTTGCCTGCGAGCAAGCACAAGGATTCGGCAACGGTGGATCATGTTATTCCAGTCTCCAAGGGCGGCACCAATGCACGCGCGAATCTGCGGCTAGCACACAGGCGTTGCAACACCCTGCGCTCCAACAACGAAGGCATAGTCGTAATATGGCGTCCAGATCTGGCGAAGCAAACGCACACGGTGATGCCGTGATCCCCAAACCTCCACTCATGGCCATCTGCGACAATGTGCGTTGCCCGCGCAATGGCAAGCCCTACGAGATGTGGAGCGCAGCGCTGAAGAGCTCCAAGCATCATTACTGTTCTGCGAGCTGCGCCGGTGATGCGCGGAGCCGGAGTTATCCGCGATGAGGGCTAAAGTTAGCCGCCATGTGCTGAAGAGCTCTTTCGGTCAGATCGCGCAGCCTGTGGAATTTATTCGCGCACTCCCATCGAATAAACGCATCGAGATGATTTTGCGCTTTAGCATTCCTTACGGCATCACTCGGAACAACAGGGTGCTGGTGCTCGAGCGTGGCCAGTGGATACCGCTGTGAGCACCCTAGAGCCCATTATCTACATCGAGCCAGTGCGCAAGTACGCCGAGTCACCCGCGCTCGATATCCCAACGCCCGCACGCTCCATAGAGCACTACGCCCGTGAGGTGGAACTGATTCTCGAGGCCCGCGACCATTACGCCCCCGAACCGCACCTAAGCCTCGTAGACCGCTATCCGAGATTAAGCATGGTGGTACTGGCGGGTATTGCCCTGGGCGTGCTGTGGCGAGCGTATGAGCGTTTCAAGTGAGGGTAAATGGCGCCTGCGGGCCCGCGCCTTTACGGCTCAAGGCGGCATCTGCGAGCGCTGTTGGACGCCCATGATCTTGGGCGCACCGAAGACCCTGGGACCGTTGCATGCGACGTTCTTGGGCGGCAGGACTAAGAGAAAGCTGGTGCATCAGAAGTGCCAGGGCGATAACTGAGGGTTCAAAACAATGAGTGCAGTGATATCCACGCTCGTGAGTGCGCGACCAATACGTCAACAGAAATTGGTGAGACTCAAAGATAAAGATGGTCGTATGAGCAGGCGATTAATGGGCGGTATCGGCACCAAATATGGAAACGCAATTGGATGATTGTCTGGCAGTGCATTTTTTGGCTAGGTGCGCCTCCGGCCGCAATTGCATTGATTGCAAGCATATGGCGATTCTGTGCATTGGCAATTTGTAGTTGATGGGCGCCGTGATAGCGATGAGTTCGCAGCCCATTAGTAGCGATCATGAGTTCGCTCGCAATCGCCTGAGAGAATGGGGGCGCTGGAATCAGGAGCGATTGAGTGGCTATCCAATCTGTTCATGGGTCATTGATTTCTATGGCTCACGCCAACGAACCCCCCTCGCGATCCCCATTGAAGTCGAGCAGATAGATGGCATCGTGATGCGTGCCGAGATCACCGATAAGCTCGTGCTGATTAGCTGGTATGTGAAGCGCCAGGGTCTTGGGCACATCGGTAGGCAAATGGGCATCAACCATCAAAAGACCCGCCGCTTGTTGGATTCTGCCGAAGTCTATGTATCGCATGAACTTTTTTCTTGACACTCACAATTGTATGCATTACAAAGTATTTAAATGGGGAATTTCCCCTTTGCCCACCCACCCGCAATGCTCTTTAGCGCCGCACTTTATGCGATAGGCGGTGAAGCGGTGGGCACCCTCATCCATCAAGGTCAAAGCAATGCCAGAACCGGCGAAGGGCGAGACGCTTTCTAGCTTCATGGGGCGTTATATGAAACCCGGCGAAGCACCAAAGAAGCCCCGTGCTGCAGCCGCGCTTGCCGAATTCAAAGAGCATAAGAAACGCAAATGAACAAAAATCTAAGTGATGCGGCTATTGCTGCAAAGGCTCTAGCCATCCTTGGAAAACGACTGGTCTTTGAAGCTGAATCTCAGCCAGAAACGATCATCGTTAACTGGCGGATGCGAATAAAATTCGCGATTATAGATCTGAGGATACGGCTAGGCGAATGGATTGCTGGCCGCAGGTTTGATGACGAATGAGCCAAGGGACCACGATTGAGCATCGCACGACCGATTTTATCCCTGCCGCAGCCAAGATCCGCCCCCTCGGCGATCGCATCTTTCTCAAACCGCTCGACTGGGACGCGAGCAAAATTGTCATTGCCATCCGTGAAGGCCGGCCGGTACGGGGAGAAGTCAAAGCCGTCGGTCCCGGGGCCTATCGTAAGCGTTACAACAAAGACCGCTCGAAAATGTATGAGACCAACGCCTATGTCCCCACCACCGTCAAAGTCGGTGATCTAGTGGAGCTGGGCGGCCTCAATATATTCGATGGCCTGGGCTACAGCTTCCAGGAAGTCATGTGGGGCGATGAGCGTATGCTGGTCGTTACCGAGCGGGATATTTGCGGGGTGGTGGAGCAATAGATGGCTCGCCCCAGCGCATATAGGTCACTGTTCGCCGAACAAGCATTGAAGCTGTGCAAGTTAGGAGCTACCGATAAGGAGCTGGCTGATTTCTTCAGCGTCACCGAGAAGACGATCAATACATGGAAGATCAACTTCCCTGAATTCCTACAGTCCTTAAAGCGGGGTAAGCAAGAATCTGATGAGCGGGTGGAGCAGTCTTTGTACCGCCGAGCGCTCGGCTATTCGCATGATGCTGTAAAGATATTTCACGACGCAGCAGGAACAACTGCAGTTCCCTATGTAGAGCATTATCCGCCAGATACTACGGCTTGTATCTTCTGGTTGAAGAATCGTAAGCCGGGCGAATGGCGAGATAAAATTGATGTCGACACCGGTCTCAGTCGAGATCGAGTCACAAGACTTCTCGAACTTGTCGAAGGCCGACTTAACGAGCTTGAGCCGACATCTGCGACAACGGCTGAAGGTCCTGGACTCGTATCACCAACTCACTGAATATAAGCCATACACCAAACAGCTCGAGTTCCATGCCGCCGGCAAGCTGCATCGCGAACGCTTATTGATGGCAGGCAATCAGCTCGGCAAAACACTTTCTGCCGGCGCTGAAACCGCTATGCATGTGACCGGTCGTTATCCAGATTGGTGGACAGGCCTAGTCAAAGACAAGCCATTCCATTGTTGGGTGTCCGGCGTCACCGGCGAGTCAACGCGTGATAATCCGCAGCGCATCTTATACGGCCCGCTAGGCTCTCCGGGAACGGGCATGATCCCGAAGGATGCTATCAAGGATACGAGTCCGCGTAGAGGCTTAGCGGATGCGCTGGATACGATGGTCGTGCGCTTTGGTGGGGGCGGGGATATCCAGGCTGGTGATTGCCTCATAGGCTTCAAATCATACGATCAAGGCCGTGAGAAATGGCAAGGTCCTACGCTTGGGCTGGTATGGTTCGATGAGGAGCCGCCAGAGGATATCTACAGTGAGGGCATGACGCGCACGAACGTGGGGCTATGCCCGGTCTATATCACTTTTACGCCACTGCAAGGCATGTCGAATGTAGTGCGGCGCTTTTACCCGACCGCATCTGCAATGCCTGGAACCCATGTGACGCAGATGACGATTGACGATGTGGCGCATTACACGCCTGAGCAACGCGCTGCCATCATCGCGAGCTATCCGGCATTCGAGCGTAACTCGCGCACCAAGGGCATCCCGCAACTGGGCTCTGGTCGCGTCTTCCCGATCGATGAGGATGAAGTCGGCTGCGTGCCCTTTGAGATCCCGAAGCACTGGGTGCAATTGGGCGGCATGGACTTCGGCTGGGATCATCCGAGCGCGGGTGTGCGACTCGCGTGGGATCGCGACGCAGATATCCTATATGTGATTGCAGCGCATCGCGCTAAGGCACAGACGCCTGCGATGTTCGCCGCTGCGGTTAGGCCTTGGGGCGACTGGCTGCCATGGGCATGGCCGCATGATGGTTTGCAACATGATAAGGGCTCCGGTGAGCAGCTAGCCGCGCAATACAAAGCGCAGGGTTTAAAGATGCTGCCGCAGCGCGCCACCTTCGAGGACGGCTCCAACGGGCTAGAGGCTGGCATTATGGAGATGTTCGATCGCATGCAGACGGGCCGACTGAAGGTGTTCAGTCATCTGCGTGATTGGTTCGATGAATTTCTGACCTATCACCGCAAAGATGGACTGATTGTGAAGCTCGCCGACGATCTCATGTCAGCGACGCGTTACGCGATGATGATGCGGCGCTATGCGGTAGTGCAGAACAAGGCAGTCCAACAGACAGTCAAGCGCCAGATGGGCAATCAAGGTTCTTGGATGGGCTAAATGAGTTACGACATACAAACAGATCAACAGCCGAAGCGGCGCGGGCGGCCCCCGAAGGCGAGACCGGCCGAAGTGACGCCACTTGTGCCGATTGCTGCTGATGATTATCGGCAGTTCATGCAGCACTGCGCATTGCGGCTAGAGCTCGCACTCAAGCTCAAGCCAGGCGTGATGGATAGCGAGAGCCGACACCTCGAGCTTGCCAATCAGTTGCGTGAGATCGTGCAATCGGTTGCGGATGAGTTGCGCTCTGCATGAGCGATTTGCTCGACCGAGATCAAGACGCAAAAACAAACGACGATATTTTTCTGGAAGCGTCCGAGCGCCTGAAAATCGCTGATTCAGCGGAAGGCCAAGACAGGGGCGAGGCCATAGAGGATTTGATGTTCGCCAATGGCGAGCAATGGCCGACGGATATCAAGAATGAGCGCACGCTGGATCAGCGCCCGGCACTCACTATCAACCACGCGAACACCTTCGTTCGTCGCGTAGTGAACAATCTCAAACAGCAGCGCCCTCGTATTAAGTGCCACCCGGTGGGGGATGGCGCAGATATCGATATGGCCAATGTGATCAATGGCCTCATCCGCCACATCGAGAACATTAGTCAAGCCGAGGTCGCTTATGACGCCGGCGTAGAATCGGCGGTGAGAATTGGATGGGGCTATTGGCGTATCGCATCTGAATACATCAGCTCCGATAGCTTTGATCAAGAGCTCAAGATTCTGCCGATTCGCAATCCATTCGTGGTCTATATCGACCCAGCCGCAGTGATGCCGGACGGCTCCGATATGGGGTGGTGTATCATCACGGAGAAGATGAAGCGCACCGAGTACAAGCGCAAATATCCACGCGCTGACAATGCCGAATGGCAATCCGATGGCGCCGGTGATCAGGGCTTGGATTGGGAGAGCAAAGAAGAATTGCGCTTGGCCGAATATTTTCGCATCTGCGAAGAGAAGGATATGCTCTTCAAGATGAGCGATGGTTCGGTGCGCTATGGCTCGCAAATGCCGAGTCAACAGACGCTGACGGCGATGGGATTGACCATTGCAGTCGGCAAAGATGGCAAAGCGATCAAGCGCCCCACCTCACGCCGGCAAGTCGAATGGTATCGATTGAACGGCAAGCAGGTCATCGACAAACGCATCATCCCCGGCGAATGGATCCCAGTTGTGCGTTGCGAGGGCAATGTGATCGATATCAATGGGCAGGTGCGCCGTAAAGGGATGATTCGCGATCTGAAGGATCCGGCGCGCATGTACAACTATTGGCGCACCTCCGAGACCGAGCGCTATGCACTGGCGCCAAAAGCCCCGTGGGTGATGGCTGAGGGTCAAGCAGATGGTCATCCGGAATGGGATGACGCTAATCAGCGCTCTTATTCGCGGCTGGTTTATAAGCCCGTGGAGACGATGGGCGGATCCCTATTGCCGCCGCCGCAGCGGCAGGCACCGGTGCAGGTCGAAGCCGGCATGGCGGAGGCTGCACAGGGCGCAGAGCATGACTTGATGGCAGTGGCCGGCATGCCGCATGAGCCCGGACAAGATAGCCCAGGCCAAGTGATCTCAGGCAATGCGATTCGACGCCGGCAGGCAATCAGCGATATCTCGCACTACCAGTATTTCGATAACGAAGTGCTGGCGCAGTCGCATACCGGGCGAATTCTCTTAGGCCAGATCCCGTACTACTACGACACGCAGCGGATGCAACGCATCATCGGGGATGATGGCGTGCCAAGCATGCAAGAGATCAACGCGCCTGAGACGGATGAGAATGGCGCTGTGACGCGTGTGAAGAACGATCTCACCATAGGCCGCTATGACGTGGTGATGGATACCGGCCCCGGCTACCAGACGAAGCGCGAAGAGGGCGCTGAGGCGATGCTGAGTTTGCTCAGTACGCCGCTCGGTGAGCAAATTACCAAGGTGGGCGCCGATTTAGTGGTGCGCAATCTAGATTTTGCCGGCGCTGATGATCTTGCCGATCGCTTGGTGACAACGACGCCGGAAGGCATGCAGAAAGCCATCGAAGGACTGCCAAAACAAGCCCAGACCATCGTGGCAACCATGCAGCAGCAAGTACAGCAGCTGCAACAAGCCAATCAGCATCTGCAGCTCGAGCTTAAATATAGGGGCAGCATCGAGGAGATGAAGCAACAGGCTCAGACTGAGCGCACCCATATCCAGGCCACGACCGACGACAAGAACTCACGGCGTGATTTTCAAGGCTGGATGCATGACATCGATGTGAAATCGACGACGGCGCGTGATGTGGCTGAGATCCGAGTTACTGGCGAGCTCTTAAATACGCACGTCGAAGCCGAACACAACAAAGCCGCTGCAGATCGAATGATCAAGCAGGGCGAGCGCGATAGCGCCAAAGATTGATTCCCGCACCGGACGGTATTCCGGGGTTATCTCAAAGGTGGAAGTATGGTTAATGTCGTCACGAACGAGAATATCGCGCAGCTGATTGAAACAGGCAAGGTCGATCCTTATGTGCCTCCGGTAGCTGAAAAGCCGCAAGATGCACCGAAAGAAGAGATCAAGCCTGAAGTAAAAGCTGAAGTGACGCCGGAGACCAAGATTGAGGCTGAAAAGCCCGACGATGACAGCGATGAGCTGGGTGATTTGAAGTTAGATGACGCTGCACAGAAGCGCATTAATGCACGCATCAACAAGAAGCATGCACAGATGAAAGAGGCGGAAGAATTCGCCGAGCTTCAGTACAACGAGAAGAAATTGGCGGAAAAGCGGGCGGAAAACGCCGAGGCTCGATTGAAAGAGCTCGAGGCGAAGGTGCAGCCCCCACCTGAAGAAACGGTTGTCAAGCCAAAACCGACTCCCGATCAGTTCAAAGATGCATTTGAATACGCCGAAGCATTGGCGGATTGGAAAGTAGAGCAGAAGTTCGAGGCGAAAGTAAAAGAAGAGACTGAGGCGAAGCAGAAGGCGGAGCGCGAGCGCATCGATAGCGAGTTCGCTACGCGCGTGACCGAGATCATGAAGGAGTTTCCCGACTACCGCGAAGTAGTGGGGGCTGCTTCCGATATCATCATGCCGCCCTACATTACTCAGTTCCTTCTCGAAAGCACTTCGGGCCCACGGCTTTGCTGGCACTTCGCCAAAAACAAAAGCGAATTCGAACGCATCAACAAGCTCTCGCCCATCAAGGCGATTGCCGAGCTCGGGAAACTAGAGACGAAGCTGGAAAAACCAGCGGCCAAGGAAGCCGCAGCAGTTACAGCGACTGCAAAAACTGAAATCACTCGCGCCCCTGCGCCTATCCAGCCGATTGATGGTTCATCGACTCCGGTGGTGAAAGATCCAGCGAAGATGAACTTCAAAGAGCTGCGTGAATACGAGCGGCAACGCGCCGCTGAAAGGCGGAGGCATTAGCTTCCATCTTTAGGAGATTCCCTTGAGTAACACTTTGCTCAATACGAGCTATATCACTAACGAGGGCTTGATCGTCCTCGAAAACATGCTGGTGTTTGCCGGCAAGTGCGATCGTCAGTATTCGGATGAGTTCGCGATCAAAGAGGCCAAGATTGGCGCTACGGTCAACGTGCGTCGTCCGCCTCGCTATTTGGGCACTTTCGGCCCCGCGCTGAACGTTGAAGATACCAACGAGACTTACATTCCGGTCTCGCTCAATTCTCAATATCACGTCGATGTGCAATTCACGACAGCAGACCTGCTGCTATCAATGGACTTGTTCAAGACTCGTGTGTTGGGTCCGATGATGAAGACCACGGCCAATCGCGTCGATTCTGATGGCTTGTACTTCGCTTATCAGAATACAGCGCTCTCGGTCGGCACGCCGGGTGTGGCACCGTCGAGCTATCTCACCTTTGCAACGGCTAATGCGCTGTTGGATAGTGAAGCGGCACCGGATGGCGATCGTTCGGTGCTTCTCGATCCGTTCTCAGCGGCCGCAGCGGTTGATGGCGTCAAGGGCTTGTTCAATCCGCAAGCGCAGATTGGCGACAGTATCGCGCGAGGCTTCATTGCGAAGAACTTCGCAGGCGGCGATTGGTATCGCGATCAGAACGTTGTGAGCTTCACTACGGGCGCGCAAGGTGGCACGCCTACGCTATCTGCCAATACGGGCGGTGCGTTCCTCACAACTGGCTGGGCGCAGTCTGGATTCATTCAGACAACGGGGTGGACTGCCAGCACGGGCGTGATCAAGGTCGGCGATGTGATCCAGATTGCCGGTGTGTTCCCGGTGAATCCGCAGAGTCGTACGCAGTATGGCAATAGCTTGAAGCAGTTCGTCGTGCTGCCACCGGGTGGATATGTGCCACAGCCTTCAGGGGCTGCAGCGCCTGGATTGAACTTTGCCACTGCCGCACTCACGGCCGGCACGTTCAATGCGGCTACGGGTGTCTATACCTCATCCGGCACAGGCACATTGTCGTTGCTGATTGGCGAAGTGGTGATTACGGGCGGACAGTTCCAGAACGCCACTACTACTTCGGCCTTCACCTCGACTGCCGCACTCACCGTCAATGGCGGTACGGCAAATGCCTCCAAGGTAAGCCCGCAAGGCTTGTTCATGCAGAAGGATGCCTTTGCACTGGCGTTCGCTGATCTGCCACTGCCACGCGGCGTGGAATCGGCAGCACGTGCGAATGATCCAGATATTGGCATGAGCATGCGCATGGTCACGGCCTATACCATCAACAACGATGCAATGCCCACGCGTTGCGATGTGTTGTATGGCTATTCCGGTCTTTATCGTCAAACGGCCGTGCGTATCGCAGGCTAAGGAGAAAGTATCATGGCTAATACAAATCTAGGGCCTGCTGTTACGAACAACCCCAACACGGTTGCGGTGATTACGCCGGTCAGTACGGTAAACAACCCAGCCGTGCAAGGCGCGCAAGCCTTGCGCTTACTGGGCGTTGTTAAAGGATTGAGCGTCAATACGGTTGGTGATCCTGCGCTGATGACTATCATCAATGCCACCACTTGGGTGCCAACGCTGGTGATCACGGCGAATGCCAACGTCACCATGGCAACTGCGACGGTGGGCCTATACACCGCCGCGGCGGCTGGCGGCACGGCCGTCTTGACCGTTGCGGCGCTCACTGGGCAGACAACCAACGGGTTTGTCTATGTGCGCGCGGCGACTGCAATCACGGCGGCGCAAACGGCGCAAAGCCTGTTTGTGAATGTTGGCGTGGCCGTCGCTACCGGTACAGTTGATATCTACTTGTATGGGTATGATTTATCGGCATGACCTAACCTGGATATAACGCCCAATTTCAATGCCTGGATTCATAGGGCCTCTTCAGAGGCCCTTTTCTTTGGAGAATCAATTATGCCTGGCGCATCCGACATCCCCACCGGGAATATTCAGAATATTCTTTTGTTGCAAGCAACGCTTAGTCCTTCGATCGTCAATACGATCACGGCACCCGAACAGACCTTCACTGTCAATGGCCTGTTGGTCGGCGATTTCGTGCAAGTGCAAAAGCCCACCGCTCAAGCGGGCCTTGGCATTGTGGGTTCACGCGTAACAGCCGCCAATACGCTTGGCATCACCTTCGTCAATCCCACGGCAGGCAACATCACACCTACCGCCAGTGAGATCTATTTGATCAAGGTGACGCGTCAAGAAAACCCTGGCTCGCTACCTACGGCGATTGTCTAATCCATGACCATTCAATCCGGCACTGCATCGCAGGTACTGCTTAGCGGTCTATCGACGGACACTAAGCCGGTTGGCCCTAACTTACAGAATGCCACTTTCTTAGAGATAGATACCGGCAAAATCTATCAGTATTTGGGAAATGCCTGGGTCATCTCAAATACTCGAGCGCAATTTGCAGATGCCAAGGGAAACAATCTGCAATTTGTTGGAGCGCCCGGTGGTTATCAATTGCCGGTACTGCCGATCCCGACGATATTGATGTCGGACAACTTCAACGGCACCACCATCGATACGGTCAATCGCTGGCAGACGCCGGTGGTCGCCGGCAGCGGCACAATGACGCAAGCCGGTGGCAATCTAGTGACTACCTGCGGCACGACGGCAAGCAATGCGGCCGCAATTACAACTATTGAATCTTTTGAATCGAACAATGATTTCTTCACGCCTGCTTTTAGTGTGCCGGTGCTTCAGCCGAGCACGCTCAATTTGCCGTTCGGCTTCCATTGTATCAATCACACAGTGGGCCCGGCCGGTGCCCCGACGTGGTCTACCTATGCCATAGGGGTGCTCGATGGTGGTGGCACTATCTCCACTGTCTTCAATGGGCAAACATTGTCCCGCGCGCGCACGCCTAACAAATTCATCAACATTAATGCCGTGAGCGTGGCGGCAGAGACAACGATCTGGACTCCTGCGAGCGGTAAGCGCTTTCGCCTCATGGGGTATGTGCTCGAGAGCGGCACCATCGGCGGCAATGTCATTCTCAAAGACAATACTGCTGGCACCGCGATTCTAACGATTCCGTTCGGTGCTGCGAATGGCGTGATTGTCTCGCCACCTCAGGGCAATGGCATTTTGAGCGTGGCCGCAAACAATGTGCTGACTGCGACCGGTACCGCGACCCAAACACTAAGTGGCTATGTGTTCGGCACTGAGGAGGGGTAATTCTCAGTGAGCACCGCGCTAAATCGTGCAGCCTTCCATGAAGTGGTGACAACTTGCTGACCGCTAACGATCTCATCACCGGCGCGCTCAAGCGCATCAGCTCCTATGCGCCTGGCGAACCACTGGCCGCGGTCGATGCACAAGACGCGCTGGACACGCTCAATGACTTGCTCGACTCATGGTCTACACAGGACAACTACGTGTATGGCAGTCTTGAAGACATCTTCAACTTCGTCACCGGGCAGTATCAATACACTATCGGCAACTATGTTGGCGGCACCTTCACCGGCACACTAGTTGGAGGCTCTGCAGTAATTTCTGGCGTGACAGTTCCATCCAATATCACGGTCCTGGGTGACATCACGGCCGGCGCTGGAGTTGCGAGCGGGGCTACTGTGGCGACATTCAACGCAGGCGCAAATACCGTCACGATGTCACTGCCGGCAACCGTCACGGTTGCGACTCCGCAGCAGTTCATCTATACCATTCCGGGCAACTTCAAGGCACCGCGACCGCTGCGCATTACAAATGCCTTCACGCGCATCACGACTCAGTCGAGCGGCCTCGATTATCCGATTGAGATTGTCTCGCAGGGGCAATATACGCAAATCGGTTTGAAATCGATTCAAGCACCATGGCCGATCGCGCTCTGGTATAACCCGGGCTATCCGCTCGGCATTTTATCGTTTTATCAAGCGCCTTCGACTGCTGGTGAGCTGCATCTCTTTGGTGATTTGATCCTCTCGAATCTCGCGAGCCTCACGACGCAGGTGAACTTGCCGCAGGGCTATTCGCGCATGATCAAGCTCAACTTGGCGATCGAGCTTTCCATGGAGTATGGGCGCCCAGTTGCGCCAGCACTTGCAAAGCTTGCTAAAGAATCCGTTGACTTCGTCAAGTCGCTGAATGCAAATCCGGTCCCGGTGAGCAACTACGATGCCGATATCGTAAGCGCGAGACGCAGCGATGCTTCCTGGATTTTGCATGGGGGCTTCAGATAGTGGGCGCTGATTTCGGATTTTGCGGACAAAGTTACGCCGCGCCCGATATCTATCAAGACCGCCAAGTCTGCATAAATTTTTACCCGGAAGTATCACAGTCGATCAATTCAAAGGGTGAGCAGCAAGGTGGCACATCGGGCTCTAAAGGTGCGGTGATCGCGCTCTTAGGCTGCCCGGGCCTGCTCTCGATCACGACATTGCTCGCGAATGCCGAGGTACGCGGCTGCTGGGTGTTGCCGGGTAATACGCAGGCATTATTTGTAGCGCAGAACAAGTGCTACGTGATGACGGTCACGGTGCCGGCAACACAGACAAGCTTGCCGCAATTCAGTGTCGTGCAAGTCGGAACACTGCTCACGAATAACGGTCAGGTTTGCATTAGAGACAACGGTGCCGGTGGCTATGCGGTGATCGTCGATGGACCGTACCTGTATTACTACCGCATCGCCGGCGCGGGGACCGTGACATTTACTGGTGGTGTGACCAACACCAGCACCACGATGAGTGTTGCCGCGCCGCTGCCGGCCGCATTGATTATTGCACCGTCCGTGACGCTCACGGATAGCTCAGGCTTCATCCTGGCGGGCACGACGATTACGAATATCAACTACAATACGCCAAGCCTCACGCTCTCAGCGGCCGCGACCGGCACGAATGCGGTTGATACGATCACACTCAACATTGCGCAGTTCGGTCAGATCACCGATCCAGGATTCTTAGGCGCGAACAAGATCGCCTTTATCCGTGGCTTTTTGATCTTCAATAAGCCGAACTCGCAAACGTTCTTTATCAGTCAAAACTATGGATTGAATTTCAATCCGCTTGATTTCGAGTTGAACGATGGATCGAGTGATAATCTCGTAACGCTGATCGAGAACAAGAATGAGCTGTGGTTGATTGCTGAGCGCACCACGCAGCCCTGGTATGATTCAGGCGGCACGTTTCCGTTTGCTCCGATCGATGGCGCTGCCCTGCAAGTGGGTTGCTCGGCAATGAATACGATTGCGCGCATGGATAATGATCTCATTTGGCTCGGCTTCTCGGAGCGTGGCCAGAATGTGATTGTGAAGACCAGCGGATATCAAATCGAAAACATCTCAACACGTGCAATAGAGCATGCGATTTCTCAATATCCGCTGGTCTCAGATGCCTTTGCCTATACCTATCAGGAAGACGGCCACGGCTTCTATGTGATTACGTTTCCGACGGCGGACGTTACCTGGGTCTATGATGGTTCTACCAAGATGTGGCATGAGCGCTTGTCGTTTGATTCAGTGGGCGGCATCTATCATCGCCACCGCAGCAATTGCTATGTGAACTTTGCCAATGTGCGCATGGTCGGCGACTATCAGAACGGCAAGGTCTATGTGATGTCGCGCAACTATTATACCGATGATGGGCAACCATTGATTGCACGGCGCGTGACGCCGTATGTATGGGATGGCGGCGCGCGTGAACGCATTGCGCACAACTTTTTGCAAATCGAGTTCTCGCCCGGCGTCGGACTAGCATCGGGTGCGTCGCAAGATGTTGATCCATACATCATGGTCTCTTGGATCGATGAGAACGGCCAGAGCAACCAGCATCTAGTACCCATTGGCAAGATCGGACAAGCGCGCAATCGCGCAATCAAGCGCCGCTTAGGGCTCGCAAGAGCACGCGCCTATGATGTGAGCATTTCCGCTGCCGTGAACCGCGACATTGTCGGCGCAACGCTGGATGCCTCATGAGTCAGCAAATCCCGCATCAATCGATTCCGGTTGCAGGCCAAGTGCCAATGACGCGTGAATGGTTCGGCTATCTCGCCAAGCAATATCGCCAGCTAGGCGGGCAGGGAGAGGCGCTACAGCCTGTAACGGTCGGAGCCTCTCCCTACATCTATCAGGCGCAAACCAATGGCTTGCTGATTATCTCTGGCGGTACGGTGAGCGCTATTGCCTATAGCCGCGACCGGACAGCTTTTTACACGCTCGGCCAGACTTCGGGACTGTTTCCACTATTCGCGCTCGATTACATCCGCGTCACTTATACGGTGCTGCCGGTATTGGTCTTTGCGCCGTGAAGCGGCTATTTTTTATCTTTTGTCTGCCACGTTCGGGTAGTGCCTGGTTGTCGCTGTTTTTGAGTGGCAACGATAGCTTTTGCTTTCATGACCCATTAGGCGATCAGGGCGCGCTAACGGAGCGCATGTATAACCGCAAAGAGAGCGTGGTAGGCGCGATTGATAGCGGCGCCTATCGAATGTCAGCCGCTATTCAAACCGCATTGCCGTGCGCGCGCTATTTCGTATTGCGCCGCGATCCACAAGAGATCCAGCGCTCGAGCGACAAGTTCGGCGTGAAGTTCAATGCAGTACAAGAGAGCAGTATTCTGGATGGTTTGGAGCATTTGCAGCTCTATTCGAGCATGTTCGGCGATCTCGATTATCTCGAATTTCTATGGCGCATGATCACTGAACTACCGTTCGATCGCGAGCGCGCCAAGATCATGAGCGAGATGCGCGTAGAGCGCGATGTGTATCGTTATTTCAGCAACCGTCCACACTTGCCGAATCCGCTGCGTGCAAGCTGGAATTGAGCTGTTGCCGTATCGGTTCGATATCGAGCCGCTGAAGACAGAACTGAATGCGCATCCTGAGCTATGGGATGACTTCGACCTGCGGACTAATCATCCGCAGTCCCCGCACCGCGAGCTCTCGGATATTTTTGTGCGCTACAACGCACGCGCGAACTTCACCGGCGATCGGCATGCATTCAACGAAGCACACGCCCCAGTGTGGTGGCCGACCGCTGAGCTTTTGCCCACGGCAAAGAGCATCGCCTTAGATCTGCAAAGCATGCTTGGCGGGGCACTCGGTATGGTGCTGGTGACGAAGATCCCGGCGCATGCACAGTGCTATCCACACATCGATGTTGGTTGGCATGCACGCACCTTCGTGAAGTACGCAGTGCAGATCGCTTCTAGCGAAGGGCAAGCGTTCCACGTGGAACAAACAGCGCTCTCGGCTAAGCCGGGGGAGTGCTACTGGTTTGATAACTCACGACTGCATCATGTGATCAATGACTCAGACGAGGACCGTATGACACTCATCGTTTGTATTGCGGCAGGCCAAAAATGGGCACATGTCCATAACATCGGAGGCGCTAGCTCGGTTGTTGAAAAACAATTAGAACTAGTGGGTTAGTCACGCCGGTTGGATGGGTTGCAGCGGGTGCCGCCGTATTAGGCGCGGGCGCATCTATCTATTCGTCGAATCAAGCCGCTAACGCACAGACCTCTGCAGCTAATAGCGCGAACGCAACGCAGCAGGGCATGTTCAATCTTAGCCAGGGCCTGCAGCAGCCCTACATGCAGTCCGGCTATGGTGCGCAGACGGTGCTCAACCAATTGCTAGGTATTGCACCGCAGACTGCGGCCGGCAACACGCCGACGGCTGCTAAAGAACCAGATGTCCAGATTGGTAATGCAACGCTGCCTGCGGGCACCACCACGCGCCTAACCCGCAGCGACAGAAGCGGCACCTATGGTGATGTCATCGATGCGAGCGGCCAAGTCATTGGCACGATTAGCCCGGGCGGTAAGGCGGGCATCTTCAGATCCAATGGCCGCACGCCCGCCACTCAAGCCACGACGCCCGCCAATACCGCTCCGAACGGAGGGGCCAATGTTGCCGGCGGCGGAAGCACTTTAACCAGTGACGGCGTACAGCAAGGATTGCAGACCGGACCAAGCACGGGAACGCCACTTTCCAACATGAACGGTGTCTCCGGCACGGGACTACCCGCAGGCTACCTGACACAGCAATTTGGGCGACAGCAGTTTCTCGACAATGTCGATCCCGGCTATGGCTTCCAGCTACAACAGGGCAACACCGCGCTTGAGAATCGTCTCTCCGCCGGCGGCAGCACCTTGGGCGGTGCCGGCCTACGCGCCTTAGCGGGCTACAACCAAGACTATGCAAGCACGGGTTACAACAATGCCTTCAATCGTTTTGAGACACAGCAAGGCAACATCTTCCAACGGCTCTCCGATGTGGCTAATCGCGGTCAGAATGCCGCTGCGGGCGTTGGGCAGAATGCCATCACCACCGGCTCTAACATTGGTGCAAATACAGTAGGTGCTGGCAATGCGCGAGCGGCAGCCGATGTGGCTACTGGCAATGCAATCGGCAATCTCGGTAGTAATCTTGCTACGTATTCATATTTGAATCAGATGGGCAAGGCTCAAACACCAACAGTTCCTGCTACTGGTAATACCTGATGCCGATCGACAGCTCAATTCCCCTGCAAGCACATTCGCCGAGCGCTGGTGAGACGCTGCAGAACTTGTCTTCGATGCTGGGGCTTAGACAACAGCAGCTAGCGCTTAAGGGCCAAGCGGCACAGGTTCAGCAGGAGCAACAGACCGCCAAGCAACGCTCGGCCTTGGCTGATTTCGATGTATCGAAAGTCATCGGAGAGGATGGAACCATAGATCTAAACAAGATCCCCGGGAGCGGTTTGCGCGAAGCCGCTGGTGATGCGTTCCCGGATGTGCTTGCGAAATATATGGGCGTCAAACAGCAGCAACTTGCTGCGAAGACTCAGCTAGTACAGCTCAAGGATACGCAGCGCAATTCCTTTGGCCAAATGATCGGTGCTTTGCGTAGCGATGATGATGTGACTCACGACACACCGCAAGGAAGGCAGAAGGTAGTGCAGGCACTCGGACAGTACGGGCAAATGTATGGCCCCGATGTGCAGAATGTATTGCAAGCCTATGCCGCGCCGATCGCACAGGCACCGCCCGGAAAACTGAGTCAAGTACTGCAAAATATTCAACTGCAAGCGGTAGATGCGGGGACGCAAGCCGAGAAGCAGCGGCCAAATTATGGTTTTGTCGATACTGGCGCTCGAGATATTCGCACACAGAACAATGCGCTTGCACCCGGTGGGGCTAACATGCCTACAGAAGTGCAGCATGAAGTAGGCCCTAGCGCTGATGTGTTGCAAGACCCAAGAAGCGGCAATTTCTACCGCTTCAATCGTCAAAACAACACAGTCACCCCAGTGGGTGCAGGGGGCGGTTCTCAGGCCGCGCCTAATGCCCCACCGGTGATGAATCCCGGCGAGGCCGCAACTATTCATGCGGATGTCGGGAAAGGTGCAGAAATGGCATGGGCCAACCGCAATGCTGCCGCTGTCGCAAAAGTGAATCGCGATGCCTTGAGTAAGATCGAGGATCTCGCCGATAAAGCACAAACCGGGCCCGGCTCACAGGAATTTGCAGCGCTTAAGTCCGCGGTGGGTGGGTTTACCGGCATCAAAGGCGCATCCAATTCCGCAACCAATGTGAACGAGCTCACAAAACTCTTGGCGCAGGTCGGGGTGCAGCGTGCCGTAGCGCTCGGCATGGGCGGCTCCGATGCCCGCCTGGGTGAGATTGAAAAATCACTACCCTCGGCAAAAGCCGATCCGGAGGCGCTCAAGTATGCCGCGCAGTACAACCGCGCAATCGAACATGCCGCCGAGGCCAAGGGCGATGCACAATCGAAATGGTACGAAGAGCATGGCCAGAACTATGCAACACATGGACAGTTCGAGGATAAGTGGCGGCAATCTGCCGATCCGCATGTATTTCAGGCATTAGAGATGCCAGACGAACAAGCGGCGAAGTTTTACAAGGGGCTCTCTGCAACCGACAAATCGAAGTTCAAAGCGAGCTATGAGAAACTGAAGGCATTGGGAGCGGTGCAATAGTGGCCAATCTCGCGGCACTGATTGCAAACGACGAGCCCCAAGCACCGCCGCCCTCCAAGCTTGCCAGCATCATTGCTGCCGATGAATCACCCGAAGCGCCCGCATCAACGGCGTCGCCCGCGACCTGGGTCGATAAGTTCAGTCGCAACTTCATGAGTCCCGTGCGCGGTGCGGGTGAACTCATGCAGCATGCCTTACCTGATTCGGTAATGAATGTCGCCCGGCAAGCGGGCGCAAGCATGGCCGCGCCTTTTGTCTCGCCGGAGACCACCCAAGACATTGCAAGGCCCGTATCGACGCAAGAATACGAGGACATGACCAAGCGTGGCGCGAGCGAATACGATGCCGCATTCAAGGCGTCCGGCGCTCCAGAGCCAAAGCTATTGCATCCCTCTACTTGGAGTGCGCCGTCGATTGCAGGGGCTGTTACAAGTCCCATGAACTGGATAGCGCCCGGGGGTCCCGCTTCTTCAGCGCTTGGCAGAATTGCACAATCTGCAAAGATTGGTGCAACCACTAGCCTATGGCAACCAACGGAGGGAGATGGCGATTATTGGTCTACCAAAAAAGGCCAACTTGCCACCGGCGCGGCGGCTGGCGGGGTGTTTGCCTCTGCCTCTGAACTGATGGCGCCAGCGCTCAGTTATGCAAGCCGCACGATTGGCAAGATGTTCGGGCGTGATTCGGGAGCGATTCCGGCAGCGGTCGATAAAGCAACCGACGACATTATTGCCCAAACCGGGATTAAGCCACAGGACTTGCCGCCGACCTTTGTTCAATCCGTCAAGGCGGAGGCCGCACATGCAGCGGCAACGGATACGGCTATCGATCCGGCTGCTATTGTTCGCCAGACGCGAGCCGCTTCAGTGGGCCTAAAGCTTACTCGAGCACAGGCTACGCAAGATTCGCTATTGTATGGCGAGGAACAACGTCTACGCGCAGTCAATGCGGGTGCGCCCATTACACAGCTTGAAGGACAGAATCAGAAGGCGATTCTGCAGCGATTGTCCGAATGGGGCGCAGGTGGCGTCAATAACATCCCAAGGGCGCCCGATACTTACACCATGGGACAGGCGGCGATCGGG